TTCCATATGTATGCTGACCCCCAGTCTGTCACCGTGAACTCGGTTGCGCAGTCCATGCCTAGGCAGGGCTCTACGCAACCCGATCGCATTGGCACTTTTGCCACTGCTGACGGAACGTTTACGTTCGATGTTCGACAGAACAAGACCAACAACCGCTTCCGTCGTGAGGTTCGCCTCACGCAGAAGAAGGTTGCAGCGGATCCCATCTCGGCTCTCAATAAGGAAGTTTCGACTTCCGTAATGATTGTCGTTGACGAACCCCGCTGGGGCTTTTCCGATACTGAGCTGGGTTATCTAACCTCAGCTCTTACCACGTGGTTTACCACTGGTAATCGGGATAAGCTCCTGGGTGGCGAGCTCTAAACTTCGGCGTTTGGTTGTTGCAGTTGGTATTGCTGCCGCAACTATAACGCTGTGGTTTATTGCTCACGTACATACGGACGGTCTCACCACACCCTATTGAAAGGGAAGTGATGAAAATACCGACCATGCTCCTTTACCGGGTTTTACTTGACGTAAAACTGCAGGTAATAGACACCATCGACAGTGACTACAAAGAAATTTGTAGTCGTTATCAAAGAGAAGGGATGAGTTTTCTTACGATTACTCTTCCTACCCTTGACGATGCTCTTTTGAAGGGCCTCGCCAGGGGGCGTCTCTTGCGTGAGGACTACGTGGGCTTTCGCTCACGTGGTCGTCGCGGAAGGCTCCCGGCATTGCTGTCAGGTTTCTTCAGACGTATCTTTGATGATGATGGATTGATCAAAGGTGAACCAGACGTATGTGCAATTTTTGCAATCCGACAAGTAGCACGCCTTTTCAAAAAGGTCGAACTACCTTGTTCAGAGCAGCGTATTAAAGCTGCATACGAAAGGTATGTTACCAATGATCAAGAGGTGGACTGGCGTCGCCATAAGGCCAACTTTGATCCTAATTTATTTAGGAGCATTGCTGGTTGCTTGTGGGCTGACCTCGAATTGCTTTCTGAAAGCTTTTATTGCTTTCCAGGGCAGTTTGGGAGCGGTGCTACTGCTGAAAAGTTAAATCGTAATGAACGATATACCATCCGACAGTGGCCAGAACGAGCAGAAGGATTCTTCCCTCTCTCGTTCCATGCATCTCATTCAGGACTTCCTGATACCTTTAGTGGCATTAGTATTGTCCCTGCTGAGAAAGAAGAACCCGTAAGGGTTGTTCAAGTCCCTAAAACCCTCAAAACTCCGCGCACAATATCAGTTGAGCCGAGCTATATGATGCTAATGCAGCAAAGTATAGCAAAGCCTCTGATGGTGTATTTGGAATCGAAGCGTTTCGGTTTCAAGTCCATTCGTTTTGCTGACCAATCGGTCAACAATAGATTGGCGCGTCTTGGGTCTTTGGATGGTAGCTTAGCTACCATTGACCTTAAGGATGCCTCCGACATGGTCGATTTTGACCTTGTTAGAGAAATCTTTTCTGGTCCCTGTCCTACATTCCTTAAGTTTATATCGGATTGTAGGTCAACCAAGGCCAAGCTGCC